AGATAGGCACCCCTGAGATAGGCACCCCCGAGATCGGCACCCCCGAGATAGGCACCCCTGAGATCGGCACTTTCCTTAACTTTTTGTTCAACAGCCTTCAAAAAAGACTCTGCTTCGACCTCGAACATTACGTTGTTCGCCCATCTGTTCCTAATCTCGAATTTCATGATGCCTCCTTTGTGGCAGCTCGCTCCGGTATCCAGGGTAAAACTGCCAGATTGGGAAATCAAGCGCAGTTGCTATCTTCCATAAGTCTTCGGCATCTACATTGCCTTTATTAAGCTCGATGTCGGACAAATAGCTCTGACTGATCCCCGTACTGTCGCCCAATTTCTCTTGGCTGATGCCCCTTTTCAATCTCAATTCCCTTATTTTATCGCCTATTGTTGCCATCTTTCGATAACTCTACCGCACATGGCGATACTTGTCAAGTGTTTTCTCAAAAATTTTTCTGAAGATTTTTCTTGCAATCCACCGCGAATAGCGGTAGCATATCGGTATTATGATAACTCAAGAGCAAATAGCCAGTAAATACGGGAAGAAACAGAGCTTCATTAGCGATCTGAGCTTGGGAAACCGGTTCACGACGGACCCCGATCTCGCGGTAGAGATGGCACAGATGTACGGGCGGCTACCGATTGACTACATCAACCCAAGGAAACGGCCCGTGTATCTGAAGGCATACCCTAAGCTCGGCCGGCCGGTCAGGATCGCACAGGGACAAGTCTAAATGCGCCCATACGCCGGGGAAGGGGAGAGGATGAGAATACCTACGCATAGAGAAGGCTCGACGCCTAGAGCGGTGGAGGCCGGTGTGAGCGCACGGAAGCCGGTAAGCCTGCCCGAAGGAAACTCAAAGGTGCGTCCGGACGTCGAGTCGCCTTGCCAGAGCAGTGGACAAGGTCAGGGAATTGAGGGGCTGAATCGGGATAGGCCCCTCACTTACGACAAGCATTTTCTCAACCTCCGCACCTTGGAGGATGAATGAAAGATACCCCCGGCCCGGCTTTTATCAGGTGTCCCACACTCCGCGGAACATGGCTCCGAAATGTGGAAAGGAGCCCAAAACGTGCAGATAGGCTTTTGGTGGCTGTCCCATCAAGAGTTGACCGGGAAAAGCGCGGAGATTGCCCTGGCGGAGCCTGGGGGAGTTTAGTGTGCGGTCGGGGTGAAGGATGAAACTCGTTAACCGCTTCATGGACGACTCCAAAGACCTCCAGGCCTTCATGTGGGGGCCTATCAAGATTCTCAAGAGCGTGGATAATACCGAGAAATGGGGATGGCTCCTGCATGTCTCACTCTCACTGCCGCTGCGGCATCCTACCTGGCCGGAAATCCTGGCGGTGAAGGAACATTTCTTCGGGGATCAGGACTGCATGATGGTTCTGCCGAAGAAAGAGGACTATGTGAACATTCACGAGCATTGCTTTCATATTTGGCAATGCCCGGAAGAGTGGGGGATCAGATAAACGACGGAACAGAAGGAGGTGAGACAAATATGGTAAGAGGAAAATTCAGAGTGAACAGTATTATGGATCACGGGAGCGACGTTAAGACGCTAAAGCTCGGTTGCGTCTATGATTCAACAATCCCGGAAGACAAAGCATTTCAGAAAGCAACGCCATGGGGAGAAATCTCCATGGACATCGGTAACCCTGCGGCCCTTGAGCAACTTCAGATCGGCGCTTATGTGTATGTGGATTTCACGGTCATTCCGAAGGAGTAAAGGACGTGCGGTCGGGGCTGAGGGATGATGAATGTTTGTGATTTCATTTACATCGAACGAGAACATTATGGAATTGAAGACGGCGAGGGCCAGGACGGCGAGCAGTCGGCGCAGAATGCAACAGGGCGCACAGGGGAACGGCCCAGTACCCGAACGGCGCAGAGCGACTCTGATATCCTCCCTGTTGAGGGTAAATCAGCGTTCCTGGACCCCGGCCGCCTTTTGAGGGGGGGATGAGCGCAGACCTGCGTATTGATTTTGGATTCTTTGACCACCGCAAGACTAAGCGGCTTATCTCTCAGCTTGGGCTGCAAGGCGCGTGGTCCCTTCTGAAGCTATGGCGCAAGGCAGCGGAGACCAGGCCGAAGGGCAAACTTTACGGCATGGATGAGACAGACATAGCCCTCGACGCGGAATGGCCCGGTGATCCTTTGGAGTTCTGCAAAACACTCCTTGATCTACATTGGTTGGATAGAAACGGAGATAACGTCTATGAGGTCCATGATTGGCAGGAACATCAGCCTTGGATATTCGGAAGTGAGGAGCGGTCAGTACAGGCCCGAGAAGCTGCAAAAATTATGTGGGATAAAAAGCGGTCTAAAAGCGCAAAGAAAGCGGAGAAGAAGCGCACCGCAAGCGCACCGCTTACAGACAGCAATGCCCCATCTCCTTTCCTTTCCTCTCCTATCCCTTCCATCTCCATAAAAGAAAGAAAAGATATACCACCCGATTTTGAGAGTGTAAAAGCGTACTGCGAACAACGACACAACACAATCAACGCTCAGAAGTTTATCGACCACTATTCTGCAAGAGGATGGATGATCGGCAAGAACAAAATGAAAGACTGGCAGGCAGCCATCAGAACGTGGGAAGAGAACGAAAAGGAAAACCCAATCGAAAAAACAAAGCCCAAAGAAAAATGGGAGCTCGCCTTGGAGGGCAAGATATGAACGTCTCGTCTGATATGAAGAACCAATCCCATATCGTTCATTGGCAGGAGATTGTCAAAGACGATTTCATGGATGAGTTTGTCAAAGTAGTGAAGGCCTCGCATTACACCGGTCGAGCGGGTTTTCTCAGCACCGAAGCGGCCGTTAAGAAGATCATGGACGGCATGAAGCCCGAGAATAAAGACAAGTATTTGGATATTCGGTTTTCCATGAGGGAGTGCGGCTATTACTACGACAAAGCAGGGATTTGGCATGTCGTGGGATGGACTGACGATACATGGATTGACGACAAGGGCAACTTGAAATTCTACACGACGGCGCCGGGGCCAATGGTGTTTATCTCTATGGCGTCTTTCATGGAAGCCAAGGAAGAGCATAAGAGAGACACGGGGAAGGTTCCCTTGCCGCCACCAGGCCCGCTCGCGCCATTACTCGACGACTTCATACATGAGCCCGACGCCTGGGAATCGTAGGGAAAGGAGGGAGGGGATGGCTCTGATTGAACACGATCTATTCCGAGGCCGCATAGACAAGGTCCAGATCGCCATCGACCGGATGAAAATGTTTGAGCCGCCGGAAGGGTACTACCTAGCCTATTCAGGCGGCAAAGATTCAGACACGATCTTGGCACTTGCGAAGATGGCCGGTGTGAAATTCGACGCGCACTACAATCGGGCTGTAGAACCCCCAGAAGTGTACTGGCACGTCAAGAAGCACCCAGAAGTGAAAATCCATCTGCCCAAAGAAACCATGTGGCAACTGATAAGACGTAAGCATTGCCCGCCGCTAAGGCAAGCCCGTTTTTGTTGTGAGTTTCTTAAGGAATCCTCTGGAGGAGGGAGATTTGTTCTTACGGGTGTAAGAGCTGAAGAAAGCGTTATGAGAGCAAAGAGAAAGATGGTTGATAACTGCCTCAAAGATGGAGGCAAGCGGTATCTACACCCTATCATAGATTGGTCTGCCAAGGATGTATGGCAATTCTTAAGACAGAACAATGTCGAATACTGCCGTCTGTATGACGAAGGCTTCAAGCGAATAGGGTGTGTGCTATGTCCCTGTTCTTCTCGTCGGGATATTGAGGCTCTTAGATGGCCCAAAATACGAGAGGCTTATAAAAGGGCAATGGAAAGAGGCGGATGTAAGCTCACGATTGAACGGTGGCTTTCGACATACAAAGGGAAGACAGAGGATGGAGGATTGTTCACTTAGCCCCCACGGGGCGAGGAGGGGAGATGAAGTATTTTGGGTATGTTGCGCTTGCTTACGGAATATCAATGTCGGCAGGCAATTGGGGTAAGGACAAAAATTATCTTCTCTTTTTTTTGGGGGTCGGATTGATAGTAGCTGGAGCTATTATGTTAAGTAATTAGAAGGCAAAGGATGAGTAAGGCACGGGCATGGAAGCCCAAAGAGGAGGGTTGAGGGTGAAGCAATCCGACCGTGAGCCCAACATCACCACGAGGGGCGTGATTATCCACCTCCTGCGTATGTTGTGGCTTCACAGCCGGGAGCGGCGCGCAGCCCTCAAGCGGGACGATTACACGTGCCAGGGTTGCCACAGGAAGCAGAGCGCGGCCAAGGGGAAAGAGTTCAAGGTGGAGGTCCACCACTGTGCGGGAAGCATCGATTGGGATGCCATCATAGAGTACATCCGGCGCAACCTGCTCGTGGATCATTCGAGGCTCGTCACGCTCTGCAAGGAATGCCACGATGAGGAAGAGAGAGAAGGCTGAAAGGGGGTTAGGATGATTGCAGAAAAAGTAACAGTGACGATTACGGTCGAGACATTGAGCGTTGATTCGGTCCCCGCAATGCTCTTGGAAGTCGCGGAGCATATCAGGAAGGAATTCGTGACGGGAGTGATCACGGCTGACGACGGCGATACTGCTACGTGGAATACAACCAAGGGAGTGGGAATGATGGAAAATGAAGAAAGCCTGAGAAAAAGCCTTGAGGATGCCCTCCCGCCGATTGTGCCCCGGCACGGCATACAGCGGTACGGATGGCCCTATAGCGAGGGGCACATGGCCAATCAAGACTCTATCGGCCAGGGGCCTCCCGGGGCTTTCGTGGTGGGGAGGAAGGTCGTTTATCCACGGGCCTCTCTCATAGATTGGTTGCTCTCTCGCTTGACGGAGAAGCCGACGAAGGCCCGCGAGGCGCGGTAGGCCATGGACCTTAAATACGTAGATTCCGCGGATAGGGTATCGATCCCGACAAGGTCAGCTCCCCGGCTGGCTTTCCGCGGTTCACTTTCCGGGCCGCACGGGGATGGGAAGATGCTTGAGGAAGGGGTGAGAGATGCCAAAATACTCAGGATTCAACAAATACAAGCCGGTCTGGACATTAAGCCACGAGAGAGAATTTATCAGTGGCCTGGGCTCGTGGAACAGCAAGAGTGGGGTGGCACCAAGGAAGAAAGCATTGGAAGGGTATATTAAATCCCTCGATCTGCCCGACAGGCGATGGACGGATACGGAGAGGGAAAGACTCAGGAAGTGGGCTATGGCGTGTCTGGGGGCTTGACAAACAGCAGAAGAGGAGTAAAATAAGCCTATGCCGCCGTTAGCACTGCCCGTATGGCGTCCAAAGTCAGTATCGAGAGAAATTGAGGGAAGAATTGATAAGGCCCTGGCGCTCAAGCTCCGAGTCGTCAACAAGCTTTCCTACGAGGAGATAGGTAGGCAATTCGGAGTATCCGCACAAGCCGTACATCAAGCACTGCGTAAGTTTACCGGCATTCTTGATGAACTACCAATCTGTTCTGTTTATGAGGATTCAAAGGCAGAAATGCTCAGTGCGGTAGAAATGAGGCTATTAGGGCTTCTGCTTGACCCTGACAAACTTAAAGAGGCGAGCCTGAACAATGTGGCCTATACGTTTCAGCAGGTATTCAATGCTAATCAGCTTAAACGAGGCCAAGCAACAGCAAATGTCAACCATAACGTCATTATCGATGACGGACACCGCCTTTCCGATGAGATCACCCGCCTCGAAGCCGAGCTGTCCAGGCTTCAGAACGACTATGAAAGCCGCTAAGAACAGCCAGATAATCACTGTAAACTGATACCCATCTGTAACTCATTGAAATCATTAGAGCACGTGGTTACATAATACAGCTTATCTGAACCATACGCTTAGTAATAACGGTTTGATACTATGTCCCTGTAGGTGATTTGCCGACCCCCGTAGGGGGGGGGATGACACCCCTACCCCCTCCCATAGGTACACCTTCCCCTATCTGACTAAAATTTACAAAAGGGCCCCTCTATGCTATCATGTTCATGGGAGATTGAAAGGTTGGCTTAGAAGCAGCCATCCTCTAAGGAGTGTGGGCGTTACATGCCCTGAAACATGGGCGCGGAGCGTGATTGGTAATGACCCGATACCGACGGCGAGCCCTTCACCTTCCTTAGCCGGAACCGAAAACCCCCATTCAGCGGGCGGCGGACTGGATGCCCCTGGCGTAATAGCACATCAATCTCCCCCCTTCCCTCTCCCAACTAAAAATTGTAAAAGGCCCCTCATAATGCTATAATTCAACAGGAGGTGTCGAATGAATCCAGAACTCAAATTGATCTATCGGTTTGGTGAGAATGAAAAAGTTGTAGGCATTACATATTTTCAAGACCGCCTTATCGTTGCTACAGAAGATAGCATCTACGAAATGACCTACGACGGCCAAGACTACCACATAAACAAGGTTGGAGATAAAACCATCCCCTAAAAGGCCCCTTCGAGACCCCCCCTTCCCAACAAAACGCAAAAAATCTGCGTTTTTTTCTTGCACTTGTTCTCGGGTAAGCATTTCCTATAGATATGTTGAAGCAGAGGCTTGAGAGACTATCGAATTGGGAGGCGTCGCGAACCTCTTTCAAGCGGTCCTCATCGCGTCTGCTTTTTGAGTTGAATACCGATGTTGAAAACTCTGTTGAATGGCTGTTGAAAAGTTATGTGGAAAACCCCACGAGAGGGAGCGAAGGGGGAAGTATGAGGACCCCTACGGGGTCCGAATACGGGGGTAGTGAGGGAGAGGCTTTTCCCCCTTGGGGTGTGAGGGGTTTGGGGAGAGAGGGGGCGTGATTCATCTCTGCTCTTCCTGCGCCAAGACGGCCCGCCAGATCGACTTGGAGCCCGCCTGTGCTACCGAGGAAAAGACCGTGAGGTATCACGACGACTACGCCATAGACAACTACGGCGTAGCTTCTCCGGTGGGCGTTATGGCTTGTACGGCTTATCTCGATGCGCCGCTGTTCGTGGTGACCACATGATTCTCGTCTGTGCCAACTGCCAAGCCTACGTAGAGACAGAGGACGAGACATGCGATTGCCCGTGGTGCGGCGCTGATGTGGGCTTAGGCATCATCGACTTTGATCCTCCGGCCCAAAAGTCTTTCGTCCTGCCCGCTACACCGAGGAGGTATTTGTTGCAATGAGCCTAAAGCAAAAAGAATTGGAGCGGCGCGTAGAAAAACTTGAGAAGGAAGTCGAAGACCTCAAGTTGCGGCCTTCCGTTCTCATTCCTATGCCCTATTACGTTCCTCAGCCCTACTTTGTGCCGGTCTATCCTTACTATCCGGTGATTTCTCCTCAACCCTATTGGCAGCCAACATATCGGCCGTGGTGCACCTCCGGAGGATTGACTGGCCAAGCGATCGGCGGAAATATTCAGGCCCTCACAAGCGGAGGGACGTGCCAATGACCTTCTCCCCCGGCGACACGGTAAATTTCAAGCAGGGTGACGGCCCCGACTGCACCGTCCTTCAGGTCCGCGACGACGGCGGGGTGGAGTGCAGGTGGTACAACCCCCACGAGGACTCTATGTGCCGCGGCTGCTTCGACGGGAGCCATCTGAGACTGGTGTATACCTGCAAAAAGACGTATGACTCTCCCTGGGAGGACCAGCACTATGCTCCCTGACCTGGCCCCCCGCCAAACCCCCCATGGAAACTATCTGTGCCCCGCCATGCCTGACGGGACGGTCATTAGCCGGCCGGTAGATTGTCTGGCCAAGAAGATTCCCCGGAACGTCCGGCGGGGCCCCGACGGGTACTTTAACGACATTCAGGACACCCTGGATGCCTTTCATTCGGAGGGCTGGAAGCTCGTGGGCAAGGACGGGGATTGGTATACGTTCGTGAGGGAGAGAGCAGATGAATATTGAAGCCGTTGGCGCGGCATGGACGAACGAAAATCCTACTAAACCTGGTCCGTATTGGTGGAAAGAAACGCCAGATGGGCCTCCGATATTTATTTGGGTATCGGCCGAGATGATCGCTGAGGGAAGAGGTTTATTTCCTCAAAATAGATGGCTTGGGCCAATAAAATATCCGCCATATTTAGTCAAACGGAGTGGTTTAACAAAAAACGTGAATTACGGGACGGTCGAAACGGCGTTAACGACGATACACAATCTTCACACTATCATTCTCTACTCAAAGGACAATGACGTTTTTGCAAGCTGCGAACACACAATTGCAGTGTTGCAGGAAAAGATTGTATCTCCAATGATAGAATATCGGAAGTTGCTCAACGAGATGCCTGATGGGAAATGAAGCCGTAGACCAAGCCATAGCCGACCAGCGCCGCGCCGATGCCTGTGAGAAGGCTATTTTTCAGGTATTGGAGCAATTCGATTGTGTGATCCTCCCCTATTTTCAGATACTCGGCTCACAGATCGACAGCCCCGGCTTCAGCGTGAATGCCAAGGAGTCCGCCATCATCATCCCCCCTCAGATGATTAAGGCCCGCACTCAGGCGGCATTCGACAAGATAGGCGCCATTCTCAAGCTTCACAACTGCGTCGTGGTGCCCCGCGTGGTGTTTCTGGGCGCACAGATAGTGGAGAGCGGCTGTATTGTCCACGCTATTCCCCTCGACGTCGATATGAAGAAAATAAAGGAGAATTGAGATGCCAGCAGTGTCGAAGAAGCAGCAAATCGCCATGGCCATCGCGGAACATTCGCCCTCAAAGCTCCACGCGAAGAACAAATCCCTTGCGGACATGAGCAAGAAGCAGCTCCACGACTTTGCCTCTACGCCGCGCAAGGGCCTTCCCACAAGGGCGAAGAAGCATAAATGACCAAACGGGACTTCGCTCTCATCAAGGGGCTGATCGAGGAAGCAAACAAGCTCCATGAGGACTATAACGCTGGTATTACCGCCCTTTCCAAGAAATACGGCTGCGAGGTTCCCCCTCTGGAGACGTTCAAGGCTTTCAAGACGTGGCTTCACGGCCTTCATGCCGCCTGGCAGATCGTGACGTACAAGGGGAAAGGCAAGGCATGACTAAGGGAAATTACTCCATTATCAACATTTACTTGGCCATCAACTACGGCACGGAAGGATGGAAGTTGGAGCTGTTTCCAACGGTTGAAGCCGCTGTTTCCAAGGCTATGGAAGGCACTTATGGACATTGGAAAATCCTTGCTGAGTTGTCCCTTGCTGCCGTAGAGGAACTTCCATCATGACCGACGAAAAGCAGGCCATTGCCAATAGAATTGCAGAGATTCAGGAACTTCTCAAGCAGAAGAAAGCCCAATACTACGAAAACCTTACCCTTCAAGAGCAGTACCGCTTTGACAACAAGATAGAATTTGTCCCGAGGCAGCCGAATCCCAAGCAGGCATTGATTCTTGATGCGTGGCTTAACCCCTTTTACAAGGTATTTTACTATACAGGGGGAGAGAGATCGGCCAAAACGACTACAGGAACATGGCTTGCTATCTCAGTAATGGCGGGATACTTCCTATGGACAGATCCTCCCGTGAAAATCCCATTCATACACAAATATCCCCGAAAAGTGAGACTCGTAGGCCAGGATTGGGAGAAGCATATAAAAACAGTCCTCGTACCATCCCTTGAGGAGTGGTGGCCGAAAAACAGGCCAGTAAAAACAAGCAAAAATACTATGGGGGTAGATGCTTTCTGGAAGGATGAGAAAACAAAGTCCACCCTGGAGATTATGTCGAACGGGCAGGATGCGTCTCTTTTCCTTGGCTGGCAGGGAGATTTAGTCATTTACGATGAGCCAAGCGATAGGGACATCAGAATAGCTTGCGCACGTGGCCTCGTAGACCGTCATGGGCGGGAATTATTTGACATGACGCTGCTTAGACAGCCGTGGGTAAACAAGGAAGTAGTACACGCCCAAAACCCCGATGGAACTCCAGATATGTCCGTTTTCGGCGTCATAGCTGATACTCTCGATAACTGTTCCCGTTGTGGCGAATGTGACGGATACATAGATCATTTTGAGGACAGGCCGACCGGTCCCGTGGGAATTTGCCCCAGATGTGGCGAAGTGACGAACTATCGGCGCTACGGTCTCGATATGGAAGGTATCAGGGACTATGCCAAGAAAATGACGCCAAAGGAGCAGGAAGCCCACTTGAGAGGAAAACCCTCATATCTCTCTACTCTCATATGGGATATTGATAGGCGCCTTCACGTCAAGAAGCGGTTCCCCGTTCCCCTCAACTGGATTGTCGATGTTTTCATAGACTTCCACCCCTCGAAGCCCTGGATGGTTAATTTCTTCGCCACCGAGCCCCGGCAGTTCCATTGGGCCATCTACGAGATGTGGGAAAACATGAACTCCAAGAGCATGGCCGAGAAAATAGTGCTCTTCCTGCTCACGAACAAATTCAGGATAGGGGGGATTTGGATTGACCCGCTGGCCAAGGGTGACGAAAACTCGGGTTATACCGACGAGACGGTCTTTCAAATCATGTGGAATGTCTTTGCGCCCTACGGAATCAACCTTCAGGTGGCAAGCAAGGACAAAGACAACGGCCTGAAGCTGGTTTCCGAGCTGCTGATGACTGAGAACGAGATGCCCGCGCTCTTTTTCTTTGACGATCTGAAGAAAACCCTTGAGCAGTGCGAGAATTACGTATTAGACCCCAAAACGGGCAAGCCGAGCAAGGAAGAGGACGACGCGCCGGAAAACCTCTACCGATATGCCCTTTTGAACCGTCAATGGGAAGAACCTTATCAGGACCAGGGAGACTACAGGTATGTTGACGACCGATCAAGAAGCAGCGCAACCGGGTACTAAAGCCTGGCTCAAGGCCAATCTGGACGAGATAATCATGCTCTCCGGTAAGGATCGCATGGGCTTGAGCCTTCCCACTTGGACTCTCCCTATGGCGCCCCTCGGGGTGAACATGATGGGCCAGATATACGACATTGAACTTTTTACGAAGTGGGTGAACGAGGAATGATATACCTTATTTTTCACTATCTCTTCTGGGGAGTAGTCGGTGTCGTTGCCCTCTGCCTTACGGCTATTATCATTCTCCTTGCCTGGAGGGGCATCGAAGAAGTAATTTTCCGCATCAGGGCACGAAACTGTGAGCACGATTGGAAATGTTTTCGCACGGTGGGGCGGCCTTGGAACGACAATTATGAACGGTGGTTTTGCCCGAAGTGTAAGCGGACATTCATAATACCGAGATGTAGGCACGTCTTCAAACCCTATAATGGCGGAATGTGGCGTTTCTTCAAAGCCTACAATGGAGAAATGTGGCGTTGTACTAAGTGCAAACACAAATTCCGGCCGGTGACGACATGAACGGCGACGACCAGACCCAAGACCTCCTTGTTTTCGACGGCGAGAACGACATTCAGGCCGACAATACCAACATTGCCGCCCGGATGAAGGATGACGACCTCGACAAGATCGGGGATTGGGTTGTCAGGTGCTACGATGCCGACATAAAGTCTCGTACCGACTTCGATACGTGGAGGGCCAAGTGGCTCAAGGCAGTATCGGGATTTTTAGAAGAAAAGAACACGCCATGGCACCACGCCGCCAACACCACCCTCCACTTCATTCTCGTAGCCTGCCTTCAATTCTATGCCAGAGCCTACAAAGCCTTGATAGGCAAGGATATTGTGAAGTGCTACTCCAAGGATGGGCTTCAGAAGGACAAGGCGAAGCGGGCCGAGAATTACATGAATTGGCAGCTCCGCTTTGATATGTGCGACTTTCTATCAGATATGCGCCGGTCCCTAGTGGCTCTGCCTTTGGATGGCACGATCTTCAAGAAGACCTACCCCGACTACGAGACCAAGCAGCCTGTCTCCATGTTCCTGATGGTCGATGAGTTTGTGGTGAACTACCGCACGAGAAGCCTGAATAACCCCCGGACCCGCAAGACTCATATCCTCTGGCTCGAAATCGACCTCATCAAAGACCGGATCGAGAACAAGATATTCCTCGACGCCTACCCCAACAACACCCTTGTCCCTGAAGACTCCAAACTTCCTGGCAACATGCCCGAGACGCGGGAGATGCAGGACCGCGTAGAAGGAACGACCGAGCCTGAAACGGAGTTTTCCGACAAGAGAAACCTTCTGGAGCAGCACGTCTACCTCGATCTGAACTATGACCCGAAGGAGCAAAAGCTCAAGAAGAAAGACGGGAAGAAGCGGCCCTACATCGTTACAGTGGACTACACCACCCGAAAAGTCCTGCGAATCGTGAGCCGGGAGGTATGGAACCCCGATAGGAACCGCTTTGACGTTCTGGAATACTTCACCCCCTACTTTTTCATCCCGAACCCCAACAGTATCTATGCCTTCGGCTTCGGTCAGCTCCTCTTCTCGATGAGCGAGGCGGCTAACACGGCATTGAACCAGCTCCTTGATGCGGGCCACCTCAACAACATCGTGGCGGGCTTCATCAACCGCCGTGCGGGCCTGAGACGCGGTGACATGGGCTTCGAGATGGGCGTTTTCAAGGAAGTCGATATTATGGCGCCTGATATCAGAAACGCCATCTATCAATTCCAGTTCAAGGAGCCCTCCCGGGTCCTCTTCCAGCTTATCGGCCTTCTCTTCGAGCATGTGCAGCGCGTAGGATCGACCCCCGAGGCCCTGATGGGCAAAATCCCTCCCTCCGACACCGCAGCGACCTCGATGCTAGCGGCAATAGAGCAGGGCCTCGTCATTTACTCCGTGCTTCAGGAAGGGATGCACGACTCTTTCCGGCAGGAATTGGAAAAGATATTTGCCATCAACCACGACGTTCTCGATGAGACGGTCTACGCGATGGTGCAGGACCACACCTCACGGGAATTTCAGACCCTCCAAAGCGGAAAAGGTGATTTCGCAAGCAAAATAGGCATCATCCCGGTGTCAGATCCGAATATCACCTCACGGGCCGAAAAGCTCATCAAGGCCCAGACGACCCTTGCAGAAGCCAAGCAGAACCCTTTAATGACCAATCCCCGCGCTCTCTACCCCGCTACTGTCAATTACCTCGGAGCACTGGAAGCTCCTGCCGAAGTAATCGACGGGGTGACAAGGCCCGACCAGGCGCAGCCACCCCCGCCCGACTTGCCGCCCGAGCAGGAAAACGCGATGTTCCTCAAGGAGCAGTCTACCCCCGTGCTCCCGCAGCAGAACCACAAGAAGCACTTGGAGAACCACGAGGGTTTTAGGTTGAGCCACCACTTTGAGCAGATGACGCCACACGGGAAGAAACTACACGAAGCCCACGAGCGGGAGCACATGGCCCACGATTACTTGCAGGAAGAGCAGGCGAGAAAGGCCATAGTGAGCCAGATGGGTGGCGCATGAGCATAGTACAACTCCGAGGCGAGACGAACGAAGAGTTTGAAAAACGAAAAAGATGGGTTGACCTTTGCGAAGAGACCTTTTACAAGGAATACGGCTATCACAGAGACGGGAGCATAAAGCATCGTGTGGGTTCTCTCATAGATTGGACAGTACTCAACAAGCAACTTCATCCCAATAACCACGTTGATCCTTGGGACGATAACAGCCCCTTATGGAAAGATGTAGACTTAGAAGAAACGGTGAAGAAGGCCATAGTGGCGGGGATGGGAGGGGGAGCATGATTCTAAGCAGAGAGAACAGTAAATTCCTAGCTGGAATATTAAATGCCGTTCCGTCTATGGGGCTCCTCATGCCGGGAATCATACAGATAGCAAAACAGAATGGCGTCAACAGGGTTGTAGCTGATGTTGACGGGCTTGTATTTTACAACGGAGAGAAGCATTACCGAATATTTTCAGAAGAACTCCGAAGATTGGTTGAGGGCGATCTCTACCACGAATTGCACGTTAGGATAGAACAGGGATGCCGGGAAATAACAAAGTCCCCCGAGAATGTTCCTGAAAGTTGGAAATACCTATACGGTGAAACCAATGCCTGACCTCAACGACACCCTCATAGAAGAAATCAGGGAATGGCAAAAGCATCCGGTAACGAAGCGATTCAAGAATGTCCTTCAGGCCAAGCTCATTGAGGCTCAGCAAGGCTATGCGGCGGCTAACAGCATTGACCAGTTCCGCTACCAGCAAGGCATTGAGATAGGGTACTTCTACGCGATGGACGCCCTTGACAACCTCCAGAACTCACCGGCCATCGACATGATTTCTGTCCCGGTGTTTACGGAGAAACCCGAGAAGAAGAATGGAAAATAAGAATATTGTTGACAAAACTGAAGTAATAGTATCAAATGAAACCAAGGTTTCGATTCCCAAAAGGGAGATCATCGAAGCCCTGAAGATGCTGGCGGCCGCCAAGAGGAAGTTAGAGGCGCTGATGAAGTAACAGTATATTAAACTTTTCCTATCTCCCAAGGGTAATGGGAGCAAAGGGTCAACGGAGAAATCCGCTGGCCCTTTTTGTTTTCGCCAAGGAGGCGCATATGGACCAACCATTGAAACCCTTTACCGAAAGGGTCTTGATGCGGAGAAAGGTTATCAAGAAGATCGGGAGCATCCTTGTGTCCGAGGATTCACAGGAAACCCGTATCGGCATAGCCGAAGTCATCGCCAAGGGACCTTCGTGCAAGCGCGTGAAGGTGGGCGATTTGGTCTATTTCGGCCGGTATGCGACGGTGACGGTCAATCCCACGGAGCTTGAGTGGAACGGCATCAATATGCCCGATACCGAGGAATATGAATACCTTTTCACCAACGAGAAAGACTTGATCTCCAAGGTGGAGAAGCCTGCTCTCAAGGCGGTGTCCAATGGATGAGAACCAGACCACCTGGACGCCAGCGGGTAGCGCCGAGCCCCACGAGGAGACCATAGAGCTTCTTCCTCCCGAAGAGGCCGCTTCTCTCCCCCAGGAAGAAAAAGACTTCCGTAAATATGCCGGTGTCCCTGAGAATGCCAAGTCAAACAAGGCATGGGACAACCAGCGTTTTCGCCAAGTCTACCGCCATTACAAGGACTCTGAACGAGAAAACACCCAGCTCCGCACCGACATGAAGGCTGCCCTTGAGCATTCCAAGCGCACGGCTGAGGCGATGGAGAACCTTGCGAAGATCCAGACAGGCAACGTGACGAACGAGATGCAGAAGAAGGCGGACGCCATACAGGGCGAGCTTCAGGGCCTTGAGCAGAACCTCAGCAGCCTGAAGTTACAGAAAAAGGCTGTCAGGCGCAACGAAGAGATGTCCCGAGCAGATATAGCCGATAAAGAGGACGAAATAGACGATAAGATCGACGCCCTCAAGACTCAAATTGCCCGTAAGACGAGCGAGGCCGAGGCCGCCATCAAGGAAGCCAAGGAAGCGGAGAGAAAGACGAAGGACGGCTTGGGGAAGCCCGCAGAGAAGCCTTCAGACACGGCGGCCCGTGAGTTTGTTCAGAATACCCCTTGGTACAACGAGACTTCCGATGACTTCGACCCCGAGATGGCAATCGCGGCCGAGAGATACGACCGCGCTCTTCTTCTCAAGCCGGAATGGCAAGACCCTACCCTTGAAAACAACCGTGCCCGCCTCGCCAAGACCCGCGAGTACATCGAGAAAAAATTCGGGTGGACGAAGGAAGGCGGGGCCACGACCCCCGTAGCGAGGCGCGGCAACCTCAACCTTGTCGAAGGCGTGGGCAACGAGCAGGGCGGCAAGAGGCAGGGCGGAGCGGTTCAACTCACCGCAGAGCAGAAGCGCATCGCTCACATGATGCTTGACGATACCGAAGGCCCCGCGAATGCGGAGAAAGCCTACGCGAAATCATTGGGGATGATCTGATGGAAGAGACAGAGAAGAAACCCGAAACACAGCAAGCGGCACCGGCAGTAGCAAAAAAGGTAGCGCCGAAGAAGAGGCGAAGAGTAGTGAAGAGAAAGAAGGTGGTTGCCAAGGCCGCCCCTCCCGTTACTGGCCTTCCCATCAAGCAGCAGCAGGCCCAGATAGACGACGAGGCCACAGATTCCTGGCGGCCAGCCAGAATCACCGACATTCCCGAGAGCATGAAGCGGCCCGACCGGGAATATCACTTTTTCCTGGACAATCCCAACTCCATCAGGAAACGCCAGATGGAGCGGTGGCACATAGACACAGAGATCGCCGGTTTGATGGCTGCAACATACGGAGCCCGGACCCTGGCGCAAGGGACCACCCTCGACGGGTGCTATCGAGTAAACGAACTCATCCTCATGTGGATGCCCAAGACAGTGGCAGCATCACGGACGAAGTATTTTCAGGACATGGCACGTATGGAGACGGGCACGATGAAGCGCATCATGAAGCAGGAAGTGCAACAGAACAGCCCGGACTCCAGAGAGACAGAGATGCAGGTCTACACGCGCAATCCTATGGCCCCCAATGCCCCAGATATGAACAAGGTGGATAGGATCAGCGCGGCGGACCTACCAGCATAAGGAGATAACATGGCAAACGTCAATGCGCCATTCGGCTTCAAATTGATAGGAAGCCAAACGAACGACAAGCTCCCGCAGGCTCAGCCGTTCACCGTGACGACTAGTCAGACGATATGCGTCGGCGACCCGGTAATTAAGACATCATCCGGCACGGTGAGCATCGCAACGGCAGGGCTTACCACGGGACACCTCGGCATTGCGGCAACGGCAACACAGACGGCGAACGGATCCTCTACCTTCCCCAATGGGGCTTATGCCCCGGCTGGCGGTACGTTCGGCGCGGCACCGGCAGGGCAGGGCATCATGGTTTACACGGACCCCATGGCCCTCTATGCGGTCCAGTGCTACACCTCATCGGCTGGCACACCGGCCCAGACCATCGTTTTCGGCACCTACGACGTGTATATCGGCACCGGAAGCACGACCACCGGCCAGAGCGCGTGCGCACTGAACATAGCGGCGGCGGCCACCGGAGTCTTGCCGTGGGAAGTCCTCTGGCTGTACCCCGACATGAGCGGCAAGAATGCCTGGGGCGCCAATGCCGTAGTAGTCGTCAGGTACAACCCCGCCTTCATCTTCGGCATGTTGACGACGATGTACTGGACGGGAAGCGTCGGAACGCAGAAGATCGCGTATCCGGGCATATAGGAGGATAACCCATGCCAACCTACGAATCTTCATTTCCGCAACTGTTGTATCCGGGTTTGGTTCACATATGGGGTACTTCCTATCCGATGTACAAGCCCGAATACTCGATGCTGTTCCCGAAGAAACCCACGAAGCAGGCTTATGAGAAGAGCCTCGGCATGAGCGGGTTTGGCCGGGCGGTCCTGAAGGAAGAAGGGAAGAACATCTACTATGACACTCCCTTTCAGGGCTACACCCAATCGATCTACCAGTACGTCCGGGGCCTTGGTTTCATCGTGACCAAGGAGATGTACACGGACGACCAGTACAACAAGATCAACGCACTCCCGAAGTCCCTGAAATACTCCATGCACGAAACAAAGGAGTGGGATGCGTGGTCGATCATCAACAACGGCCAGTCCGCGAGCTACACGGGTGCCGATGGGGTTTCCCTCATCAACACCCTGCATCCTCTCTTGAGAGGCGGCTACCTCGCCAACTGCCCGTCAACACCGTCTGACCTCTCGTACACGGCCTTGGAACAGGCGTTCATCGACATACAGGCGTGGACGAACGACGACGGGCTGCTCGTTCACTTGAAACCCCGGCGCCTGTGGGTGACGCCGACAAACGATTGGCAGGCACACGCCCTCACGAAATCCCCGAAGAACCCGGAACAGCCCGCGAGCAACGCAGTCAACCCGCTTGCGGACGGTCACGAGACGGGGAGTTTCCCGCAGGGCTATGCGGTCACTCACTACGTCACCGACACGGATTTCTGGGGCATTGAGACGGAGTGCGAGTATGGCTTTGTCTGGTACGAGCATTCCAAGTGGGGCCTGGAGTTCACCCGTGACAACGACTTTGGGTCGGACAATGGGCTCTACAAGGCGACCGACAGGTACGCTTTTGCGTGGGACAACCCCCGGTGCATGTATGCGAGCTATGGCTCTGCAACCGGGTCGTACTAACAACTAAACGCACAAAGGGGGCTTAGGATGACGCCCTAAGCCCTCTCGATTCCACATCGCCCGGCGGGTGAGGAGGTACAAGCGATGGCAATAAAGAACCGTTCGACTCTCATAAGAGTATTCAGCAGGAAATACGCGTACTCGACGTGTTTTCTCGGAACCGGCGGCGTTTCCGGCAAGGCGTTCATGACGATCCAAGGGGCCATCGCGGTCTCTTTCCTCGGCATAGAAGTCCTTGTCGCAACACCCTCCACTGCAAACACCTTGTGCTTCACCTATACCTCGGCCTATGGGACTTCAACCGCGCTCTGTACGGCCGTGAGCACGGCATCGGCAACCGCAAACGATTTGTTCTACGTGCCCGGTCCTGTGGCAAGCGCACTCACGAAGAACACCGCAAACGGCTTGCTGGCATCGGCTCAGTTGGCGGGAACAGCCGGATACCTTGGCAGCGGCGGCTATATCGTCATGACAAGCGGCTATATCGCCATGACGTGGACCGCAACGTCTGCCTTGGCCTCCGGTCAGATCAAAGTCATGTGTCAGTGGGAACCTCTGGCGATTGATACGATCATCCCGGCTGAAGGGTACTAACAGGGAAGGGGGCCTTAAACAAGCCCCCTTTCTTAAAAAGCGAGGAGCCGGGGCAGCGCACCGGACAAGTGAGGAACGATGTCATATAAACTGCTAAACAACGTCACCGCCGTAGGAGCCTCGGCGCCTATCCGCATGGCGAACTACGTCGGGGTCAAGGATCACACGATCACCGGTCACCTCAAGCCGACAGGCGTTACCGCCGTTACCGGGATAACCGTCACCCTTCAGGGCGCCACGGACAATATGGATGCTTACACGGGCGTCATTACCGGCCCAGGACTGACCACGGCGACCACCGGCGGGGGAAACGGCTACTATCCCGCCATCGGTACGACCTTCTACTATCTTATCAATGGCACGAACTACAGCGCAGCGGCAGCCACAGCGGGGCAGGGTTTCTCCGCGTCCCACGTCATCAACAGCACGGGCAGCGGTGATCTGTTCGGTTGCATCAATATCTACATCGACGTCAATGGAACGATCCAGACGGCCGTACCGGCGGCAAATCAGAACTACGCTACAGCCGCCGCAGCCGTGGCCGCCGCAGAGGTATTGACGGCGACCGGGCCAGACGGTCAGCCTTCAGGAACGTATGCCTCCCCCAACTGGTGCCTTATCGGCCGGCTGATCCTTGAATCAAACGGCGCGACCTGGACGGCGAACAGCTCTACCATCGCAAGCGCCACAGCCTCTCAGTGGGTGAGCAAGGGGTCAAAATTTGTGGACTTCCTCACTCACGTCATGACACCGGCTGAATTGACGGCCTGTGAGTTCTTCGACTCCATCAAGGGTGTGTACTTCCCCTACGTGAGAATGTTCCTCAAAGCGGCAACCGGAGGGGGGTTCAAGTTCACCGGCATCTATGCACCAGAGGAGTCGCCCTGATGAGAGTCTACCCGAAGAATAGGTATGTGCCGGGCGATTATAAGTGCACATGCTTCCGTTGCGGCTGTGATGGCCTTCGTTCGGAAATGGGGATAGACGGCAGGACTGGTGGGGTAGGGCACTTCCGCTGTCTCGATCCGGTTCACCCCCAAGATCTGATTAAGCCCTCTATCCAGAGGCCGATGCTGAAGAGGGATGGAGGCGGGCCGGGGTACGACCCTTCCGACATGGGATGGACTTATTACGGTGAGCAGTAATGGATATTCCCGGCCTCGTCCGTAATCCCGTTGATCCCCGCAGCCGCATCTTCGTTGCTATCGGGATGACCGGCCTTCTCCGTGCCGAATGGGTACTTGCGAGATACGGCCAGGCCATGCCCTGTAACTGGTCTATGCTCGAATACCAGGGATGGCTCGATACCTTCGCCCCTCTCGGCTATCTCGTGGCGGACTGGCGAAACCTCGCGGTCAAGACGTTTCTTGAGCACGGCTATGAGTGGCTTGTCTTCATCGACCATGACGTTGTGCTCCCCCACGACTTCTATGTCAGGCTCAACGAGAGGATCATCAAGGAGCGCATTCCCATATGGAGCGGCCTGTACTTCACGAGAAGCACCCCCTCTGAGCCGATCCTCTACAGGGATTGGGGAACGGGATACTTCGCCGATTGGAGGATGGGGGAGCAGGTGTGGGTGAAGGGTATCCCGATGGGTTGTACGGTTATCCACAGCTCTCTCCTGAAGGCCGTATGGGAAGAGTCCGAGGAATACAAGATAGAGACGCCAAAGACCGGAAGTCAAACCGTCAGGCGAGTATTTGAGACGCCCCTCAAGGTCCATAGAGACCTCCAGGGCGTGCGTGTGGATGGCGGGACGGAAGACCTCAACTTCTGCCAAAGGCTCATAGAGAACAGGATATTCGAGAAGGCAGGGTG